GGTGACTATCGCGACGGGTAGCTCGCGAAGGTCCACCAACTGGAAGAACAAAGAAATACTATGGTCTGAGCTTGTAGAAAAACTCGGCAAGGTTACCCGCACGCAGGAGACCGCGGTCGAGTATAGTCGCATGTCTAAGGACGAGCGTGACAATGCGAAAGACGTCGGCGGCTTTGTGGGCGGTACCTTAAAGGGCGGGCGCCGTAAAATCGACGCCGTAACTCAGCGCAGACTACTCACTCTTGATATGGACTCTATCGCCCATGGCGAGGACCCATGGCCTACGGTACAGCTTATCCTTTGCTGCGCTGCCGTGCTTTACAGCACGCACAGCCACACGGTAAAAGCTCCACGTCTTAGGCTGGTGATTCCTCTCTCAAGGCCGGTGTCTCCCGAAGAATACGAGGCTATCGCTCGTAGAATCGCCGGCGACATCGGTATTGACATGTGCGACGACACAACCTATGAGCCTCATAGACTGATGTACTGGGCCAGCGCCTCGATTGACGCTGAGTTTAGGTATGAAGTTCAGGACGGCCCATGGCTGGATGCGGACGAGCAGCTCGCAAGATATGCAGACTGGAAAGACCCTACTCAGTGGCCTGTATCAAGCCGTAAGACCGGTACTATGCAGCGCCTCGCCGATAAGCAAGGCGACCCGACCGCAAAAGACGGTATCGTCGGCGCGTTCTGCCGCGTGTACTCGGTAGAGGACGCAATCGAGACCTTCTTATCTGAGACCTATAAAAAGGGCGAAGGCGGCCGCTATACATATACCGGAGGCTCTACCTCCGGTGGTCTCGTTATCTACGACGACGGGAAGTTTGTGTATAGCCATCACAGTACAGACCCTATTTGCGGTAAGCTGTGTAACGCATTCGACCTCGTTCGTATTCACCTTTTCGGTAAAGACGATGAAGGCAAGCCTGCGAACGTTGCCGCTGCAAATCTTCCTTCATATAAAAATATGGTCAAGTGGATTGAGTCCAACCTTGAGCCCGTTATGAAGGAGCTGCAAAGCAAACAGCTTGACTATATCGTCCAGCTCTTCGGTGATAATGAAGAGGATATTGACATGGGCTGGGTATCTCAGCTTGAGGTCAATCCTAAGACGGGCAACGCAGCAACGACAGTTGAAAATATCCGTATCATCGTTAAGAATGACCCTCGTTTTAAGGGTACCTTCTACTTTGACGAGTTTATGGAGAGACCTATGGTCTGCGGTGATTTGCCGTGGCGCAAAGCTGAGGCTAAGCCTCGCTCGTGGGACGATACCGACGACGCAGGCGTCCACAATATTCTCGAAAAAGATTATAAGATTGACAGCGTGCCAAAGACCCGTGAGGGTATCGACTTGGCGCTCATTGATGTTTCGCGTCACCCGGTCAGAGAGTACCTTAAGTCTCTCGTATGGGACGGAGAGAAACGCGCTGAGACTCTCTTCATCGATTACCTCGGCGCAGACGATACCCGCTACGTGAGAACGGTTACCCGTAAGGCGCTGATTGGTGCGGTAGCGAGAATCTTATCTCCCGGCTGCAAGCACGACCACATGCTCGTCCTCGTGGGCCCGCAGGGCTGCCATAAGTCTACGACTCTGAAGAAACTCGGTAGAGACTGGTTTTCTGATTCACTCTATACGATGAACGGCAAAGACGCTTACGAGCAGCTTCAAGGCAACTGGATAATCGAGCTCTCTGAAATGGCCGCGACGCGAAAAGCTGAGGTCGAGCAGATTAAGCAGTTTGTCTCTAAACAGGAGGACAACTACCGCGCGGCATACGCTCGCCGCACGATGTGTCACCCGAGACAGTGCGCATTCTTTGGCACTACCAACGACGAAGAGTTTTTAAGAGACCCTACGGGCGCTCGTAGATTCTGGCCTGTAACAGTAACAAACGCAGGGCGAGAGCTCGGCGCAAAGCTGACCTCCTCGGTTGTGGACCAGATTTGGGCTGAGGTCGTCACCTACTACGAGGCGGGCGAAACATGGTACCTTGACAGCGCCGTTGAGGCCATGGCGAGACAAGTACAGGCCGACCACACCGAGACCAACGGTAAGCTCGGCTTGATTGAAAAGTTCCTTGAGACTCCTCTGCCCGAGGATTGGGACAACTACGACCTCGACCGCCGTCTCATGTTCTGGAGTGGTGGCTTTGGCGAGCAACAGGAAGGAACGGTAATGCGCACTAAGGTATGCGCACTTGAAATCTGGCTGGAACTTTTCAAGGGCGACCCGAAAAGTTACTCTCAGGCGCAGGCCAGAGAAATTATCGGACTGCTGCGAATGGTAGCAGGTTGGAGGCTCTCAACCTCAGTCAACTGCGGTGCAATTTACGGACGACAGCGCGGATTTATCAAGGAAATTTGAGAAAACGACCCGCTGACGACCCGCGAAGTCGTCAGCGGAAGTCGGTTTTTGCAACAAAGGTAGCAGAGTGTCGGGAACGAACTACCAAACGTGCTACCTCAAAAAGCCTTGGTATTACTGGCTTTTTTAACTATTGCAACAAAGGTAGTCGATAAAAGTTAAAAAGAAAATATTTTTTGTGTTAGCAATGTAAACGCTGTTTTTTCCCTACCTACACATTTACGGAAGCGCGTAAGAAAAATCTGCTACTCAGCTACTTCGACTACCTGAAGGAGGAATTTATGTACGAGAGCACTCTTGAAAGAAATATCTGCAATTACATCAAGACTCTTGGCGGAAGAGCGTATAAGTGGGTGTCCCCGGGAGCTCCGGGGGTGCCTGACAGAATCGCGATATTACCGGGAGGCAGAATCATTTTTATAGAAGTCAAGCGGCCGGGGCTTAGCGACGGTTTGAGTGTACGCCAGAAGAAGGTTATCGGGACGCTGCGAAATCTCGGCTGTACTGTTTGGCGTATTAACGATATGGACGACCTGAAAGCGAGGCTGAAACAATATGGAGTATAGACCTTATTATTATCAGAGCTTCGCGGAGCAGTTTATTCTTGATAACCCCGAGGCGGGCCTTTTGCTTGACATGGGTATGGGTAAAACCGCGGTCAGTCTTACTGCGGCGGACAAGCTGCTTTATGATTACTTTGCCGTGCGGAAGGTACTTGTTATCGCTCCGCTGAAACCGGCAAAAGAGACGTGGCCTCCCGAGATTCAGAAATGGGACCACCTGAAACACCTGACTCTTTCTATGATACTTGGGTCGGCGCAAGAGCGTGTTGCCGCGCTAAACCGAGAGGCTGATATTTATATCATTAACCGCGAGAATGTCGTCTGGCTTGTGGACTACTATAAAGCGAAATGGCCTTTTGATATGGTTATCATTGACGAGCTGTCGAGCTTTAAGTCCAGCAAGGCCCAGCGTTTCAGGGCTTTGAAGAAAGTACGAAAATATATAAAGAGAATTGTCGGGCTGACCGGTACGCCTTCTCCTAACGGACTTTTGGACCTCTGGCCTGAAATGTATCTGCTTGACGAGGGTAAAGCACTCGGCAAGACGCTGACGAGTTATAGAGAGACCTACTTTTTACCGGATAAACGGAACGCAACGGCTATCTTCTCTTGGAAACCGAAAGCGGGAGCTGAGGAAGCGATATACGAAAAGCTGAGCGGTCTCTGTATCAGTATGAAGGCGGCGGACTATTTGCAGCTTCCCGAAAGACTGTTTCTTAGACGTGAGGTCGAGATGTCCGAGAAGGCTATGGAGCTTTATAAGACTTTGGAGCGGGACACTCTTCTCCCGTTTGCTGATGGCGATATTGACGCGCCGACCGCAGCAGTCCTTACGAATAAGCTACTGCAGGCAGCAGGCGGAGCGGCTTACGATGAAAACGGAGCAGTCAAGTATTTACACGAGGACAAGCTGGAAGCACTTGACCAACTTATCGAAGAGGCTAACGGTCAGCCGGTTTTAGTGTTTTATGCTTTTAAGCATGAGCGGGATAGAATCATGGTCCGATACCCCGAGGCTGTGGATATTAAAGAGGATTCGGCAGTTACCCGCTGGAATAAGGGCGAGGTACCTATTATGCTGGCGCACCCCGCAAGCGCAGGGCATGGTCTGAATCTTCAAGCAGGAGGTCATATTGCGATATGGTACGGACTTCCTACCAGCTTGGAACTTTATCAGCAGGCAAATAAAAGACTTCATAGGCCGGGACAAAAGGAAACGGTATTGATTCATCACATTTTGATGAAGGGTACCTACGACTATAAGGTTTTAGACGATATACTGACGCCGAAAGAAGTAAGGCAGAACGCTTTACTTGAGGCGCTTAAAGCAAGAATCAAGGAGGTATCATAATGACATACGAGGAAGTGAAAGACTTTCTAAATCGAGGTTACCGGTCAAGGGAAAGAATAAAGGCTAAAGAGGAGCGTATCGCTGAGTGGGAACGACGTGCAACGTCTATCTCAGCGCCTGAGTTAAAGCCGGTAGTTGCTTTTTCCTCTACGCCCTCCAACAAGGTCGCAGACAGCGTTTGTGCTATCGTCGATTTACAGAATGAAATACGGCAGGAGATTTATGACCTTGCCCGTATCGAGCGGGAAATCGGCGCAGCAATCAATCAGGTAATTACTGACCCTACGCTGAAAGCCCTTTTGGAAATGAGGTACTTAAACTATCTCAAATGGGAGGAAATCGCTGTAAGGCTTGATATTACTTTTCGTTGGACAATGACTCTTCACAAAAAAGCCTTAACTATTTTTACCGAAAGCGCTCTAATTCACGTTTAACTTGTGATATAATATATAATCGAGGAATCGGTCGAGAATAAAGACCGATTCTTTTTGTTTGGGCATTAGGTGTTGTCTCCTTCACCTTTATGCTGGTAGAGAGCTGTGCGGGCCTCCGGTGCAGCTCTCTACCTTATTATTATGTCAGGAGGTTAGCGACAACTAATTAAGGAGGGAATGTTTTGGCTAAGCTAACCGATAAGCAGAAAAAGAAAATCATCGCTGAATCGGTTAACGGCTCAAGTATTCGAGCATTAGCCTCAAAATACGGCGTCTCTACGACTACGATTCAGCGTGTTCTAAAAAGCGATACCGAACTAACACAAAAAGTCGCGCAAAAAAAGGCTGAGAATGCTGTAAGCATTCTTGCCTTTATGGATTCTAAGAAAAATGACGTTTGCGCTTTGATTGATAAGCTGCTTGCAGCAATGGCTGACGATGATAAACTTGCGGCTGCTACCGTTAATCAGCTTGCGACCGCTATGGGTATCGTAATTGACAAGTATACCGCTAATGAGGCGTTTAAGACTTCTGATACGAAAGAGAATAACCTCTTTGAGGCTATTACCGCAGCTGGAAAGGAGGTTGACCTGAGTGCAATACCAGAGCTTCAGTCCGAGACAGCAGGCGACACTTCTGTGGTGGACGAAACCGGAGTACAAGAATAAAGACGGCCTTATCTGTGACGGGTCAATTCGTTCCGGTAAGACAGTCTCTATGACGGTAGGCTTCATCATGTGGAGTATGTCGTCTTTCAATAATCAAAACTTCGCTATCTGTGGCCGAACGATTGAGGCCCTGCGCCGTAACGTTATCGTACATATACCTACATGGCTTGAAGGTCTATACACGGTACAGGAACGCCGCAGCGAAAATAAAATGATAGTCACGATTGGCAATAGGACAAATACCTATTACCTTTTCGGCGGTCGAGACGAATCCAGCTATACACTTATTCAGGGTATTACTCTGGCGGGAGTCCTCTTTGATGAGGTCGCCCTTATGCCTCGCTCTTTTGTTGAACAGGCTATGGCCCGCTGCTCTGTTGCAGGGTCAAAGTTTTGGTTTAACTGTAACCCCGAGAGTCCGGGGCACTGGTTTTATAAAGAGTGGATAGCGAGGCACGTCAGCCGCAATATGCTGTATCTCCATTTTACTATGGACGATAACCTCAGTCTTGACGATAAAATCAAAGCTCGATACGAGAGTATGTATACCGGCGTTTTCTATGACCGATATATCCGAGGGCTGTGGGTCGTTGCAGAGGGCTTGATTTACAGCATGTTTAATAAAGCCTATCACGTAGTACCTTCTATTCCTCGTGAATATGAAGAGTATTATATCTCTTGCGACTATGGTACCTTAAACCCCACCTCTGCTGGCCTATGGGGCTTAGTACAAGGTAAGTGGTACCGGATTCGCGAGTATTATTACGACGGCCGCAAGGAACAGCGGCAGCGTACTGACGAAGAGCATTATGAGGCTATTGAGCAGCTTGCCGGTGATTTACCGGTCCGCAAGCTCATTGTTGACCCTTCTGCTGCTTCATTTATAGAAGTTATTCGCAGGCATGACCGCTTTATGGTTGAGCAGGCGTCTAACAGAGTCCTTGACGGTATACGTGATGTAGCTACCCGGCTTAATGCCGGTGATATTTACTTTTGCGATTGCTGCGAGGACTGCATAAGGGAGTTTGGTCTATATCGCTGGGACGAAAAAGCGATTGAAGACCGACCCCTAAAAACCGACGACCACGCTATGGACGATGTACGTTACTTCGTTCGTGCCGCGTTTGCGCCGTCGAGATTTAGTTTTTAAGGAGGTGAGTTAAATGCCTTTATTCAAAAGACCTATTGAGCATGAGCTCTTTAATTTAAGCTTGAAAGCCGGTAGACCTATTACCGAGCTCCAGTTTTACGCGGCTGAGCTCACCAGCTGGGAGCATTCCCCCGAACGAAAGGAAATGCTCGACGGCGACCGTTATTACGTGGGCGACCACGATATACTGAGACGCCAGCGCACCGCTATCGGTCCTGACGGTCAGCTTATGCCGGTACCTAACCTTCCTAATACCCGTATTGTTGATAATCAGTACGCGAAACACGTGGACCAGAAGGCCAACTACCTCCTCGGTCAGCCTATTTCCTTTGATTGCGAGAATACTGAGTACGCATTGCAGGTTAAGAAAGTTCTCGGCAAGCGCTTTATGCGTGTTATGAAAAATGCAGGTGTTGAGCTGCTTAACTCCGGTATCGCTTGGCTCTATCCCTACTATAACCGCAATAACGAGCTTGCGTTCAGGCTTTTCCCCGGCTATGAGATTCTGCCCTTTTGGGCAGACGCCGCGCACACCGAGCTTGATTCTGCATTGAGACTCTACCCGGTCGAGGAATATGCAGGACCGGAAAAGAAAATCGTTAAGAAGGTTGACATCTTCAAGCCGGACGGTGTAAGAACGTACATATTTGAGGACGGCGTGCTTACCCCTGACCCTGATAGCGCAAAGCAAAGCTATGTGGTCGTGGACGGTAAGCCTTTTAACTGGGAACGCTTCCCGCTTATCCCTCTCAAGTATAACGCGAAAGAGATTCCCCTTATTCGCCGCGGCCGCTCGCTGCAGGACGCAATCAACCTCTTGCAGTCTGACTTTGTAAACAACATGCAGGAAGATGTACGCAATACTATTCTTGTATTGAAGAATTACGACGGTCAGGACCTCGGCGAGTTCAGACGCAACCTTATGACCTATGGCGCTATTAAAGTCCGTTCGGTTGAAGGTAAAGACGGCGGCGTGGATAGCCTTGAAATTCAGGTCAACTCTGATAACTATAAGACTGTCCTCGAGCTGCTTAAAAAGGCGCTCATTGAAAACCTGCGCAGCTATGACGCCAAAGACGACCGTCTCTCGGGTACGCCTAATCAGATGAACATTCAGAGCATGTACTGTGATATTGACCTTGACGCTAACGCCATGGAAACTGAATTGCAGGCAGCATTTGAAGAGATTCTCTGGTTTGTGAATACCTACCTTGCGAGCGTCGGTCTTGGCTCTTATGATAATGAGGATATTAACGTTATCTTTAACCGTGATATTCTGATTAACGAGTCTGAGGCAATCGACAACTGCACAAAGTCGGTCGGCCTTATCTCCGATGATACCATTGTTGCTATGCACCCGTGGGTAGACGACCCTGCGGCCGAGCTTGAGCGCATTAAGGCCCAGAAGGAAGAGGCGCAGAACGCTGACCCCTACCGCGCGGCCTTCGAGCAAGCGCAACAGCAGCAAGGCGGTGTTGTAAATGAGGAATGACGCTTACTGGGCTAACCGTATGCGGATTCTTGAAGAATCCCTACTCAATACCGGCTACGACTACGTAAAAAACCTTGAAAAGCAGTATGACGTCGCGGTTAAGAGCATAGAGTCTCAAATCTCGGTATGGTATCAGCGCTTTGCTAAAAATAATGATATATCCCTCGCTGAGGCGCGCAAGCTACTCACTACGCAAGAGCTAAAGGAGTTCAAATGGACCGTTGAAGAGTATATAAAATACGGTCAGCAGAACGCAGTCTCTCAAGCGTGGATGAAGCAGCTTGAAAACGCCTCAGCGAGAGTGCATATATCAAGGCTTGATAGTCTTAAAATCCAGCTTCAGCAGCAAGCCGAGGTTTTACATGGTTCACAGTCTGAGGCTCTTAATTCGGCTCTTGCAGAGCTTTACGAACGAGGCTATTACCATACAGCCTTTGAAGTTCAAAAGGGCTTAGGAGTCGGCTGGTCGCTTCACGGATTGACCGACGAGGCGATTAAGAAGGTACTCTCGAAACCTTGGACCCTTGACAGTCAGACTTTCAGTGACCGGATATGGTCTAATAAGCAGACGCTTGTAAATACAGTCAATACGCAGCTTACTCAGATGATTATGAGAGGCTCGGCACCCGACAAAGCTATTAAGGCTATTGCTGAACGCTTTTCCGTGTCTAAGTCTCAAGCGGGGCGCTTGGTAATGACTGAGAGTGCGGCCTTTTCTAATATGGCTCGCAAAGACTGCTTTAATGACCTCGGCGTTGAGAAGTTTGTCGTTGTTGAGACTCTCGACAATGAAACCTGCTCCCTCTGCGGTCAGCTTGACGGCAAGGTTTTCCCTATGAGTGAGTACGCTGTCGGCGTAACCGCGCCGCCTTTCCACCCTTGGTGCCGTGGAACTACCGCCCCGTACTTTGAGGACCTTGAGGGCTTGGGCGATAGATATGTGCGGGACGCAGGAGACTCGCGGTATGAAGTACCTAAGGATATGACATATTCCGAGTGGTACAAGAAAACAGTCGAGCCTGATAAGGAGTATTCCTTAAAAGTGCGTATGAATAAGAACTACTCTTATGACCGCAGTCTCTACGAAAGGTATGGGGCTCTACTCGGGTCCTCGCGTATGCCAAAGAGCGTTACAGCTTTTCAGCGCATGAAATACCAGCAGCCCGATAAATGGAAGCAGCTGCAAAGAGAGTATAAGACAATTAACAAAATCACAAATAAACCGTCTTACTCGGAAGCGTACCGTAAAAAGATGATTGACGCCTATTATGATTTTAGGTCGTCCGGTATTGAAATGACGGACCACTCGCTTAACCGCTTCCTTGGCCAGAAGGCGCGCAAGACCCCGTTTACAAAATCGGATATTTGTGATATAATGAATAAGGATATTAACTACTTACAGGAAACGGACGGCCGTATGGTGCGGCATTATCCTCCTCTTTCTGTTATTACGGACGCTAATACAGAAGAGGTTGTTAGTATAGTAGTTGATAGAAAGAATCCTAAATCAGATTGGAGTGAGTGGACAAAATGAAGGCCTTAGCCGAAGTAATTGAATACCTGAAAAAGTTCTTGGCTGACGAGACTGCTGACGCGTGGGCTGTGTCCTACGAGCTTCCCGGTTTTATATCGGACCGTTATGACGACATTAAAACGCATGCGCCTAAAGCCGCAACGCTGCTCAATGATGACGTCATTGACTGGTGCGCTGCACTCGACTATGAAGACAGCGAAGATTGCATATCTGAGAGCACGTTTAGAAAGAACTTGCAGAAAGCTCTAAAACAGCTCCAGAATTGAGTTTTATTTTAAGGCTTAGATTTACCCGCCTTTAAGATTAAAACTCGCCACGGAGCTCCGTGGAGCTCCAGAACAACTAATAATGATTGAAGCACCCCTACCGTTGAGGTAGGCGGTGCTTTTTTCATACAAAAAATACCGCTACGAGCAGCGGACAATAAGAGGCTCGCCGCAAAACCGGGACTGGCCGGATAAAAAGGATAGCGGAGACAGGAGGAAACTATGTTAGACTGGCTGAAAACTATTTTGGGAGACGCCTACACTGAGGAAATCGACAAAAAGGTCTCTGAGGAAATCGGCAAGGGCTTTGTTGCGAGAGCGGACTTCAATACGCTCAACGCTGAAAAGAAGGCTCTGGCTGATACCGTAAAGGACCGGGATAAGCAGCTTGAGACCTTGAAGGCCTCTACTGGCGATGTCGAGGCATTGAAGACTCAGATTGCTACGCTCCAGACTGAAAATGCAACCGCAGCAAAGGCCCACGAGGACGAAATCAAGCGCCTCAGAATCGATACTGCTGTTGAGCTCGCTCTGTCTGCGGCAAAAGCTAAGAACGTGAAAGCGGTTAAGGCGTTGCTCGACTTGGAAAAGGCCGAACTTGCTGACGACGGTACCGTTAAGGGCCTCGAAGACCAGATTAAAAAGCTGGCTGGCGCGGCTGATAGCGGCTTCTTGTTTGAACAGCAGGACCCTAAGAAGAAAGACTTTAAGGGCTTTAAGCCCGGCGAGAGCGGGGACGGCGGCAACGGCGAAGGCATGACCCTTGAGAAATTGAGAAAAATGTCTCCTTCCGAGCGCTATACCTACTCTATCAACAATCCTGAAGAATACAAAACTTTATATGGAGGGACTAAATAATGGCTAACGTTTTTTACGACAACTTTTATCTGTCCAACGAGATTGAGGACCAGTTTAATTCTCATCTCGACATGCAGAGCTTCTGCACTGTGGACAACAGCCTTGAAGGCACTGCGGGTATGACCCGTAAGATTAACTGCTACATGGCTACTGACGGTACTGAAAAGCTCGGCACCGGCGAAGGCAACACTAAGAGCATTGAGGTAAGCTACACTCCTCAGGAATACAAGATTCTGCTCGCTCAGAACAGATTTGCGTACCACGATGAAGAGGCTATGGCTGACCCCATGGTTGTGCCTGTCGGCACTAAGCACGCAGGTACTGACCTGTTCAACACTGTAAACGCTGACATCTTTGCTGAGTTCAATAAGACTACTCAGACTGTGGAGGCAGCTTCCTTTGGCTTCGACGCATTCGTTGACGCTGCTGCTGTTCTCAATATCGAGAATCTGGAAGGCGTTACTATCTTCGGCTTTGTCTGCCCTGCAGATATGGCTAAGGTACGTAAGGCTCTCAAGGAAGACCTCAAGTACGTTGAGGCTTTTGCTAAGCAGGGCTATGTCGGCACTGTCGGCGGCATCAATCTCTACACTAAGAAGGACGCTGTTGCGGGTACCATCGTTATCGGTACTAAGGACGCGGTTACTCTCTTCAATAAGAAGGGTACCGAAATCGAGCAGGAGCGCGACGGCAATATCCGTAAGAACACCATCTACAGCCGCAAGTATTACATTGCTGCTTTGACTGACGAGACTAAGGCCGTTAAGATTACTGCTACTGCCTAAGTAAGAGAGGAGCTTGTCAATGGATATACTCGCGACCGTAATTACCAGACTTGCAGCTCTGGGCTACTCAGTTCTTGATACTGATACCGCAGCTTTAGAGTACAATATCTCTAAGGCTGAGGCGCAGCTCAAAGCAGAGACGAATCAGCGCGAGGTACCGGAAGGCCTCTTTTATGTCTGGGTAGATATGGCCGCGGGCCTGTTCTTAACGGACAAGAAGGCCGCCGGAGCTTTGGCTGAGGTTTATGACTTCGACGCACCGGCTAAGAGTATTTCCGAGGGCGATACTTCTGTTACCTTCGCAATCGCTGATACCGGCTCTTTTGAGGACCAGTTTGACGCTATGCTTGCGAAGATGATTACGCCTGACCCCGACCTCATTATCGCGTATAGGAGGTTGGTATGGTGAATGGCTATAAGAACGCTCTTAGAAAGCTCTGGAATGGCTCCTGTGACGTCTTTGTCAGAGAGACGGTAGTTAATAAGGATAACGGCAGAGACGAGCCTGTGGAGACCTGTGTGCTCCGTGGTGAGTCCTGCCGTTTGTCCTTTAGCACTGTTACCGCTACGAGTGAAAACAACGAGGCGGCTTTGGTAAAGCAGGTCGTTAAGTTGTTCATCTCAAAGGACGTTACTATTCCCGAGGGCTCAAAAATTGTCGTGACGCAGAATGGCGTTTCGGCAAATTACCGCCGCTCCGGTAAGCCTGCTGTTTACAGCACTCATCAGGAGCTTGTGCTTGAGCACTTTAAGGAGTGGGCGTAATGGCGCGCTGGGGGCGAGCTGATTACTCGCAGCTTCGAGCCTTCGCTCAGGCAATCGAAAAACTGAGTGACTCTGAGATGGACGCCCTTTGTGAGGCTTGCAGTAAAGCCCTTGCGGCTCGGCTCTTGGCCTTGGTTATTCCCGCAACGCCTGTCGGCAAGTACCCGAAGAGCTCCGGTAAAAAAGGCGGTACTCTCCGTCGTGGCTGGGGCGCTAAATCAGGAACAGCTGCCGCAGGCTATGCGAACTCTTTGCAGGTTAAGAAAACCGGTAATACGTATACAATCGAGATTATCAATCCCGTTGAGTATGCGTCCTATGTAGAGTTCGGCCACCGCACGCCGAGCGGCGGCTGGGTAGAAGGTCAATACATGCTGACTATCTCGGAAGAAAAGCTCAAGCGCGTCGCTCCTTCCGTGCTTGAGAAAATGATACTGCAAAAATTGAGGGAGGTTTGTGATGTCGGAAATTAACACAAATATAGTGCTGGACGGTATCACGCTGGCCCTTCGAGCGGCCTATCCTGACAGTAAAATTGAATCTGAAACCGTAGAGCAGGGCCTCAAGGCGCCTGCTTTTATTGTGCTTTTAGTCAATGCTGAGCAGGTAGCGCAAGTCGGGCCGCGTTATAAACGGCTCCCGCGCTTTGATATTCTCTACTTCCCTAAAAAGGGACGTGAAGAGTGCTATGCCATTGCAGACGAGCTCTGTAGCGTTCTCGAACTCATTACTTTACCGAGCGGCGATATGCTGCGCGGTACGGATATGAGCTTTGAGGTCTCTGAGGGTGTTCTGCATTTTCTTGTTTCCTACAATCACTTTGTCTACCGTAAGGAAGATGAAACGATGATGGAAAAACTCAAACTAATGCAAGGAGGAAACTGATATGGCAAAAGAAACGGCAGCGGCGAAACCTGCTGCAATTAAATACTCTAAGGAGCAGCTTATCAGGTCCGACCGCTATATGAAGCGTCGCGACTTGCTGGGCGCGCTCCTGAAAGACGGCGAGCGTTATACTTTGGCAGAAGTTGACGCTAAGCTGGACACTTATATGAAAGGCAAGGTGAACTAATATGGCTCTTGGCGGTGGCATTTGGGCAGTACAGAATAAAGTGCTTCCCGGTACCTACATCAATTTTTCCAGCGTCGCTAAGGCTTCTGCGACTCTCTCCGAGAGAGGTTACGCAGCTATGCCTTTGGTCTTGGACTGGGGTCCTGAGAATGCAGTCTTTACTGTTACTAACGGCGACTTCCAGAAGAACAGCCTCAAGATTTTCGGTCACGCCTACACCGATGACGCTATGCTCCCTCTGCGTGAGCTCTTCCAGTATACGCAGACTCTTTACGCGTACCGCTTGAACGGCGGCGGCGTTAAGGCCGGTAATAACTTCGGCGTTGCAAAATACGCAGGTATTGCCGGCAATAATCTCTCTACCGTTATCGCGGTTAATGTTGACGACGAGTCTCTCTTCGATGTGCATACCTACTTTGGTACCACTCTGGTTGATACTCAGGTTGTTGCGACTGCGGCAGAGCTCGTTGCAAACGACTTCGTGACTTTCAAGGCTGACGCCACTCTGGAAGAGACTGCAAAGACTCCTCTCACTGGCGGCACTAACGGCGCGACTGAGGCTGCGGCGTATCAGGCCTTCCTCGATAAAATCGAGAGCTACAGCTACAATACTTTGGGCTGCCCGAGCGCTGATACTACCACTATCAACTTGTTTGTCAACTTCACTAAGCGCATGCGTGACGAAATCGGCGCGAAGTTCCAGACCGTTATCTTCAATCTGTTCGGCAACGCTAAGCTGGCAGACTATGAGGGCGTTATCGAAGTCGGTAATAAGATTACCGGCTACGATTCTACTATCCCCGGTTTTGGCGAGTTCGGCCTTGTGTATTGGATGACGGGCGCGTCTGCGGGCTGCGCAGTCAATAAGTCCAATACCAATAAGCGCTATGACGGCGAGTGTACCGTTGACGTCGATTATACTCAGGCCGAGCTTGAAAAGGCTATTAAGGCCGGTCGTTTGATGTTCCATAACGTCAATGGCGAGGTGAGAATCCTTGAGGATATTGACTCTATGGTTACCGTTTCCGATACTAAGGGCGACATATTCAAGTCTAATCAGACTATCAGAGTTTGCGACCAGATTGCAAACGATACGGCTGTCCTCTTCAATACTCGCTACCTCGGTACTGTTCCTAATGACGCAAGCGGCAGAATCGCTCTCTGGAACGATATTTGCAAGCTCCATCAGGACCTCGAGTCTATTCGCGCTATTGAGGACTTTGACCCTGAAATCGTTACCGTCGAGCAGGGTGACACTAAGAAGGCCGTCGTTTGCACTGTAAGCAACCTTAACATTGTAAACGCTATGGCGCAGCTCTACATGAGCGTCATTATTATGTAAGGAGGAATTGAGGTATGAATCAGCCTATTATGAACGCGCTTGACGCGGTTGCGGGCTCTCAGGCTTCTGCGTATATCACGCTGGCTGACGGCAATAGATATTGTTTCTGTCAGCTTTATGCTTTTGAGTCCAGCATGGAAATCAATATTGCCGAAGTACCTATCCTCGGTAAGACCGGCAAGGGCAACAAGCCTACCGGCTGGTCTGGTACTTGGAGCGGTACCGCGCATTACAATCAGTCTGTCATTCGTAAAATGCTGCTTGAGTATAAGAAGACCGGCTATATGCCTACCTTTGATATTCAGGTATCTAACGAGGACCCCACTGCTTCTGTCGGCCGTCAGACTGTTATCTTGAAGAACTGCCTCACTAAGGGCGGTATTCTGGCTAAGTTCGACGCCGACGCCGAGACTCTCGACGAGGAACTCGAGGGTACTTTCGACGATTGGGAAATGCCCGAGACTTTTAGTATGCTGAACGGCATGCAGTAAACTTTTTCATAAAACAGGAGGTAAATCACTATGAATAAGAACTTGACCGCTTTTCTCGCTCAGAATGCGAAGAAGATTGACAACGTACAGTATGTAGCTTCCGACCGCTTTGTTGACCCCGATACCGGGGCGGCAATGCCTTGGGAAATCTGCTGCATTACCGCGGCGGAAAATTCCGCGATTAGAAAGTCTTGTATGCGTACCGTTCAGGTACCCGGCCGCAAGGGCCAGTTTACTCAGGACTTCGACGCTAACGCTTACCTTGCTAAGGTCTCCGTCCGCTGCACAGTTTTCCCTAACCTGAACGACGCTGAGCTCCAGCAGAGCTACGGTGCGATGGGCGCCGAGCAGCTCATTACTACTATGCTGACTCCTGCCGAGTTTGAGGACTACTCTACTAAGGTATTGGAGGTCAACGGCTTCCAGTCCGGCGAGGAAATGGTCGCTGAAGCAAAAAACTAATCAACGGAGACGACCCCGAGGCGAGTTACGTCTATTACTGTCTCCATAAATTCCATTGGCCGCCTAACGTCTTTCTCGACATGGACCCGTATACGCAAGCCTACATAATTGCGGCTATCGATATTAAGGTTGAGGCCGAGAAGAAGGAAGCGGCAAAAGCAAAACGCAAGAAGTAACAGCGGGGCGGAGCGCGGGTCTCGCTCCGCTGCTTTTTCTTAGAAAGGAGGAGGCCCATGGCTCTTATTAAGTCGCAGCTCGTGCTGACGGATAACATGACTGCGCCGTTGAGAGGCATTAACAAAGCTCTGGGGCTTGTTATTAACAGCTTTGAGTCTATGCAAAATGCGTCCGGCCGTTCTATCGATACCGGCGCTTTGCAGAATGCCAGAGAAGAGCTTGCACGCGCCAACCGTGCGTTAGATGAGCTTGAACAGCAGACACAGAGTACCGACTCTGCGTTTGGCAAGCTCGCAAAGACCATCGGTCTGGCGGCTATCGCATACAAGGCTCTTGATGTTATCAAGACCGGCATTGACTATGCCTCCGACCTTGCAGAAGTACAAAACGTTGTAGATGTTACCTTTGGCAGCTCTGCTGCGGCAATCGACTCTTGGTCTAAAGAGTGTATTAACGCTTACGGTCTCAACGAGGTAAGCGCTAAGCGGTATGCAGGTACTATGGGCGCTATGCTGAAGTCGTCCGGCTTGACGGGTGACGCGATAGTCGGCATGTCTCAGGATATGGTCGGCCTCGCCGGCGATATGGCGTCTTTCTATAACCTTGACCTTGAAACGGCGTTTGAAAAAATCAGGTCTGGCATTTCCGGCGAGACTGAGCCGCTAAAGCAGCTTGGTATCAATATGTCGGTCGCTAACCTTGAGGCCTATGCGCTGTCGCAGGGTATCGAGACTTCTTACAACGAAATGACGCAGGCCGAGCAGGTAATGCTGAGGTATAACTACCTTATGCAGGCTACCGCAGACGCGCAAGGCGACTTTGCCCGAACGTCTGATAGCTGGGCCAATCAGACCCGACTACTGTCTGAGAATTGGACTATGTTTACCGGTGTTCTGGCTGAGCAGCTTCTGCCGATACTTACCACCGTTGTAAGTGGGCTGAATACGTTTATTACGTTCCTTGCCGATAACGCAAGTACCGTAAGCGCTGTTTTGGTCGGCCTCGCAACGACTGTCGGTATTCTGGCAATCGCGTGGGCGGTCCATGCTGCTTCGCAATGGCTGGCCGTTGCCGCTAACAGGGCCCTCGTTGTTTCGCTCCTGACTAACCCGCTTGTCTGGATTGCAATGCTTATCGGCGTTGTAGTTGCAGCGATTTATAAGTGGATTCAGTCGGTCGGCGGTATCACGAACGCATGGAACATTTGCAAGCTCGCTATCATGGTCGCGTGGAACGCTATTAAGCTGGCGTTTTTCGTCGGCGTCTACTGGGTCATTGACTTGGTAGACAAGCTCAAGCTCTGCTGGCAGAAAGCCGGTGTAGCGATTGCCAACTTCATGGGCGATATGAAGGTTGCCGTCCTGACTATCTTGCAGAACATGATTAACGGCGCGATTGATATTATCAATAAGTTTATCGGCGTCCTGAATAAGATTCCGGGCGTCAATATCAGCGCTATTGAGCATGTAACCTTTGCAACAACTGCGGCAGCAGAAAACGAGGCCGCGAAATCGGCCCGCGCTGAAGACCTCGCAGCTTACGAGCAGGAACTCGCAACCGCAAAAGCCGGAAGAGACGCGCATATCGACTCTTTACAGGCCGAGCTTGATTCCTCTGTTGACGCCCTCTCTGCGGCATACGCAGCAGGTACGGCTGAGGCAGCGGCAAACTCTTCCACTGAGCAAGACCTTATGGCTGGACTGGAAGCAGATACTGCAAGTATCGCTGACAGCACCGGCAGCGCGGCAAGCTCTCTGAAAGAGACGACCGAAGACCTTAAGTACATGCGAGACCTCGCAGAACAAGAGGCAATTAACCGATTCACAACCGCTGAGGTAAAAATCGATATGACCGGCATGACAAATCGTATCGACTCTGACATGGACCTCGACGGCGTTCTTACTACATTTACCACGGGCTTCGCTGAGGCCCTTGAGATTGCGGCTGAGGGGGTGCATGAATAATGTATAGCTTTTACTTTGGCAGTATGGCGTTGCCGGTTACTCCGTCAAAGCTGACTGTAAAAATCAAGGGAAACAATAAAACGCTTACCCTTGTAAACGAAGGCGATATAAACTTCCTGCGCCACCCCGGTCTCACTGAGATTACCTTCGACGCTGTTCTCCCTATGCTGGGGCAATACTCGTTTGCGAAATCCTATCGCAAGCCTGACTATTACCTTGACACTTTTGAAAAGCTGATGGCTAACTGTGAGCCTTTTCGCTTCATCGTGAGCCGTGTATCGCCCTCTGGCAAACTTTTGTATGACACTAATATGAAAGTAAGCCTTGAGAATTACACTATCACAGAGGACGCCACAAAAGGCCCAGACGTGACCGTAGCTATCACGCTCAAGCAGTATATCAGCTATTCTACAAAAACAGTAAAGGTCGTGAAACCGGCAGACGAGAGCAAGCCTACCGTTACCGAGGAAACGAAACGCGACGACAGCAGCGCGCCTGCACCTAAGACCTACACGGTCAAGGCAGGTGACTGCCTCTGGAATATCGCAAAGCAGTACCTTGGCAACGGCGCGAAGTATACCGAAATCTATAATTTGAATAAGGACAAGATTAAGAATCCTAACCTTATTTATGTGGGGCAGGTGTTGACGTTACCATGAAAGTAGACCTTATTATTCAGAACGGCAGCGCGATATACTACCCCATTGTTGAGGAAGGAATCAGCCTTGAGTGGGACCGCAAGGGCGCACCCGGTAAGCTGAAGTTTTCGGTTGTCAAAGACGACGTTTTGTCCTTTCAGGAAGGAAACGCCGTAAAACTGACCGTCGATGGGACGGATATGTTTTACGGCTTTATTTTTACCAAAAGCAGGTCCGGACGGTCACCTTATCTTATTGAGGTGACCGCCTACGACCAGCTCAGGTACTTCAAGAATAAAGATACCTACGTTTACAGCAATAAGAAGGCCAGCGAAGTCATTAAAATGATTGCTGAGGACTTCGGACTCAGCGTAGGTACTCTCGAAGATACCGGCCACGTGATTGCGTCGCGCACCGAGGATAATACCACGCTTTTTGATATTGCACAGAACGCACTTGACGAGACCTTACAGGCAAAGACTCAGCTCTATGTACTGTATGATAAAGTCGGCAAGCTAACGCTGCAAAACATCGAGAACATGAAGCTCAACCTCTTAATCGATGCAGACACTATCAGCAACTACACATATTCGAGCACGATTGACAGTCAGACCTACAATCAAATCAAAATTACATTTGAGAACAAAGACGCCGGTAAGCGTGAAATCTTCATTGCGAAGGACAGCTCGAATATTAACAAGTGGGGCTTGCTGCAGTATACCGACACCGTAGAGCTCTCTACGAGTGGCGCGGCTAAGGCTGAAGCTCTACTGAAACTCTATAATACAAAGACCCGCTCCCTCTCCATCTCCGAGGCTATCGGTGATTTACGAGTAAGAGCGGGCTCGTCCGTTATTGTCAAGCTCGACCTTGGCGACATTGCTATCCAGAGCTACTTACTCGTGGAAAAGGTGACGCACAAGTTCAAGCAGAATCAGCACCTAATGGACCTGAAATTGCGAGGTGGTACGTTTGTCACTTGATATGACCGCCTTTTTAGGCGATGTAAAACGCGCCGCCGTCGAGGCTGTTAATGCCGGCAAGCCTTTTGCTTTTACCCTTGGAAAAGTGACGAGTATCTCGCCGCTGAAAGTACAGGTAGACCAAAAGCTAGAGCTTACCGCAGCGCAGCTTATTCTGACAAACGCGGTGCGAGACTATACCGTCCGAATGACGGTAGACCATGAAACCGAAGAGACCTCCGGCGGCAGCGGCGACTCTGCTTTTTCGAGTCATAAGCATGCTTACAAGGGCACAAAAGCCTATCGCGTTCACTTGGCCTTAAAGGTCGGCGAACAGGTTATAATGCTCCGAACAGACGGAGGTCAAAAGTTTATTATCTTAGACAGAGTGGAGGCGCCAGCATGATTAGTATGACACCTGCTGTTGAAACCGACCTTTTAACGCTTGAGGTCGAAGTTCAGCCGAGCCTTACTTACGCTCTGGATATTGAGTCCGGAAGAATCCGCGGCATGGTTGATAACCTTGAATCTGTGAGACAGGCCATTTACCTGATTCTCAGTACAGAGCGCTTCGCCTACCTGATTTATTCGTGGAATTATGGCGTAGAGCTTAGAGAGCTTATCGGTCAGCCTAAAGAGTACGCGCTCCCTGAAATTAAGCGTTGCATTACAGAGGCCCTCCTGCAGGACGACCGAATTACTGCGGTGGACGGCTTCGAGTTTGAGACCGGAAAGAAGACCGTGCACGTAACTTTTACGGCGCACACTATTTTCGGCGATATTGAATCGGAGGTGGAAATCTAATGTACGAGGCTAAAACGTATGAAGCTCTTTTGCAGGAAAAACTTGCAAGAGTAGCGTCTACGCTTGATAAGCGAGAAGGCTCTATCATCTTCGACGCGTTAGCTCCTAATTCCATTGAGAGCGCTATGATTTATGTAGCGCTTGATACTATCCTCAACGAGACCTTTGCGGATACGGCAAGTCGTGACTACCTGATTAAGCGTTGCGCTGAGCGAGGTATTTACCCCCATGCCGCAAATGCCGCTGTAGGTATCGGCGAGTTTAGTATGGACATTCCTATCGGCTCCCGTTTCTCTTGTGATAAGTATAACTGGGTAGCGACCGAGCGAGTTGGGGATGGCCAGTATTATATGACCTGTGAAACCGCAGGCGCTGACCCTAACGGGTATGTCGGTCTGCTCATTCCTATTGAGTATATTGACGGTCTTGCTTCTGCTGAGCTAACGGCAATCGTTATTAACGGCGAAGACGAAGAAAGTACCGAGGCTTTGAGACTGAGATACCTGAACAGCTTTGCAAATCAGACCTACAGCTTCAACAAGGCGCAGTATATTGAGGTCACGGAAGCACTTCCGGGCGTCGGCGGCTGCAAGCCTTACCGCGCATGGAATGGCCCCGGCACAGTTAAGCTCGTTATCACAGACAGCGACTACGGCCCTCCCTCTCTCGAGTTGGTAGATTCTGTCCAGACGGCTATCGACCCGACGCAGAACACCGGTGAGGGTATCGGCCTTGCACCTATCGACCACGAGGTTACCGTAGTCGGCGTGGAAGGTACGACTATCGATATTGAAACGACTCTTACCTTTGCGGACGGCTGGGAGCTTGCAGACTGCTTACCGTATATCCAGCAGGCGATTGACGCTTACTTTTACGACCTCAACTCTACTTGGAGTAAAGAGGCTAATTTGCTGGTACGCGTATCTCAGATTGAGTCTCGCTTGCTGGCATTGGACGGTATTGTGGATATTGCGGGAACAACGCTTAACGCGCAGACCGGTAACGTGACTCTTGCCGCTGACGCTGTAGCGGTAAGGGGGTCGTTCATCAATGACTAATTTTAATAACATCAGAACGATTGACCTCAAGAGCTATCTGCCGGAAGTATTAAAGGACGTTACCGAAATGCGGGCCATTATGGACGCAGAGACGCCCGAAGTACAAGCTATCTGGCAGGCCTGCGAGGACTGCATGAATGACCAGTTTATATTGGAGGCAACGGAGCTCGGTATTGCTCGGCGTGAGAAAATGCTGAGCATTACACCCTTTGCCACCGATACACTGGACGACCGCCGCTTTAGACTGCTTACTCGATATAACGAAAATATCCCGTATACGAGAAAAGGCCTTGCTTCTATGCTTGAGTCCTTATGCGGAGTCGGCGGTTATGCGCTGACAATTCAAACTGCGATTTTCACGGTTAACGTTAAGGTCGCGCTTACCGCTAAAAAGCAAGAGGCGATTATCGCAGACTTGCTTGAGCGCGTTTTACCGTATGAAATGGTTTTTACAGTTGAATTGCTTTATAACACGTGGGCGAAAGTCCTCCCTTATACGTGGGGAGAGCTGAGTGCTATTACGTGGAAACATGTAAAAGAGGAGGTTTTACCTTAAATGGCTACTTACACAGATAAGTATAGACTCAAAAAGCCGGGCGCTGAGGACTTCGCCGACATTGCCGACATTAACGCCAATATGGATAAGATTGACGAGACTCTCGGCAATAAGGCAGACCTTGACGAATCCGGTAAAGTTCCTACCGAGCAGCTTCCCGACTTGGGCTCTGACCTTGAGCTCGGCGAAACAGCGGAGAGTGCCTACCGGGGCGACCGCGGCAAAATCGCTTATGACCATAGCCAGACAAAAAGCGGAAATCCGCATGGGACGGCTGCGCAAGACATCGGCTATACCGATAACGAAGAGCTCGGCGCAGACAATGTTCAAGACGCTATTGATGCCACTGCGCGAATTGCAAAGTCTGCCCAGAAGGACGCAAGTGCTGCGCTTGAAGCAATTACCAAAATTGCGAACACTATCAACGCCGTACCTACCCAGAGCGGCAGCTTGACCTATACAGGCTCCGCGCAGTCTCCTTCGTGGAACAGCTACGACGCTACAGTTATGACTATCGGTGGCACAACTTCTGGCACTAACGCGGGAACATATACCGCAACCTTTACGCCGAAGGACGGTTACCAGTGGTACGACGGCACGACTGAGGCTAAGTCCGTAACGTGGAGTATCGGTAGAGCAAGCCTTACCGTACCTACTCAGAGCGGCAGTCTGACTTATACAGGCTCCGCGCAGTCTCCTTCATGGAGTAATTACGACAGCGCAAAGATGACGCTCGGTGGTACTACTTCCGGTACTAACGCCGGCAGCTATAACGCAACCTTTACTCCGGGCGCTAACTATCGTTGGCCTGACGGTACAACTACCGCGAAGACTGTCGCATGGACGATTGGAAAAGCGGCGGGCTCCTTGAGTATCTCGCCTACAAGCCTGACAATTACCGGCGCAGTCGGTACGACAAAAACGATTGCTGTTACCCGTACAGGTGACGGTGCAATTTCCGCTGTCTCTGGTAATACCGGCGTGGCTACGGTCAGCGTAAGCGGTACGACTATCACTGTTACCTTGAAGGGTAACGGCTCTGCGACAATTACCGTGTCTGTTGCTGCCGGTACTAATCATACTGCACCTGCAAACAAGACCTGCGCAGTTACCGGTACAACGATTAGCTCAACTCTTGCAGATAACAGCTGGGAGACGATTGCGTCCGTATCCGAGGCAGGTACTTGGGACGATGTAGGCTGGAGCGTAGGCGATGAGATTGATATTACCGTCTCTGGTGAAAAACTGACTCTCGTTATTATGGGCTTTAGTCATGACGATAAGGCTGACGGCTCCGGCAAGGCAGGTATTACCTTCGGTATGAAAAACCTGATGGCTTCTACTCGTCAGATGAACAGCTCTAATACAAACAGCGGCGGCTTTACCGGGTCTGCTATGTATACTTGGTTGACCGGTACGCTGCTTCCTGCTCTGCCTTCCGACTTGCAGGCGGTACTTAAGAGCGTCAACAAAAAGACCTCTGCCGGCAGCCAGAGCTCTACGATTAACACAAACGCTATGAAGGTCTTCCTCTTCTCTGAGGTTGAGATTTTCGGCTCGGCTACTTACTCTAAGTCCGGTGAGGGCTCGCAGTATGACTATTTCGCTACTGCTGCAAACAGAATCAAGTACCTCTCCAACGGCTCCGGGTCTGCGAACGCTTGGTGGGAGCGTTCTCCTTATGGCAGCAGCAGCGCCGGCTTCTGCTATGTGTACAGCTACGGCGACGCCAACCTCAGCTCCGCCAGCTATTCGGTGGGCGTTTGCTTCGGCTTCTGTGTTTAATCTACTATCTTTAGTAAATCCGGGGCCCTTGTGGCCCCGGTAAAAGGAGTATTCAGTCTATGTCGGTATATAAATCAATGCGCGGCGACAGTACGGTCCAGTTTGTAGAGACTGCTCGTCAGCTTGCCGTACATACGCGAAAATGCTGCTTGAAAATGCCTAAGAGATACACGTTTTACGGTGCTCAGGAGCTTAGTGCTCTTGCCGATACCGTATATAACGAGGTCAAGAAGGCAAACAGCATTTTTCCCGGAAATCAGCATGAAGTACAGCTTCGCCGAGACCACCTAATCGAGGCTAACGCTACCTTGCAGGCCCTAATCGGCCAGCTCGGTATTATGGCAGACCTTCTCAAGCAGAATCCTGAAAAGCTCAAATGGCTTGATAATGCACTTGAAGAATGGGCTACCTTGATTACCGAGGAAGCAAAGCTAATTTCCGGTGTTAAAAAGTCTGATAAGGAGCGCTATAAAAAGCTCCCTTAATCAGTATATGGGTCCTGTTATGATACTGTTGTCTTTTACTGCGAACAATTGGTGGGAGCGTTCTCCTAATGGCAGCAACAGCACCAACTTCTGCAATGTGAACAGCAACGGCAACGCCAACAACAACAACGCCAGCAATTCAAGGGGCGTTTGCTTCGGATTCCATAAGGAATCAGGTCAGACAAAGTAGGAGGCGGCTCAGCCGACCCCTGAAATCAGTACCTTTATGGAAGGATAACTCGTACCCTGCCTTCGGGCTAAAACACTCCTTCGATGTAGTCGCTCGGACGCTGCTTGCATGGTACGGTCTGCGTGGACCGTATTTCATGGGCGGTACTACTATGCAGTTACATCTCACGCACAAAACAAATCACTGTACGAAGGGGACAATTTTTATTTATGACAAGCGAAGAACGACATGAAGCTCGCTATCAGCGGCGAGTGAAGAAACGACAAGAGAAACGCCTTGCTCTCAGCAAATCCTGCGGAGACTTCGAGGACGTTTTCTCGTATGAGAATCTGTATAACTCCGGCCATATCTGCTGTAAAGGTGTAGGCTGGAAAAGCTCTACTCAGAGCTACCGCTTTAATATCGTGACGAATACTGCGAACACCCGGCGCGAGCTTCTCGCAGGTACGTATAAGAGCCGAGGCTTTATTGAGTTCGACCTGTACGACCGAGGGAAAATGCGTCATATCAGAAGTATTCATATCAGCGAGCGCGTTGTGCAGCGCACCCTCTGCGATAAGGCCGTCAATCCTACGCTCAAGCCGTCTCTCATATATGACAACGGCGCGAGTACGCAGAATAAGGGCATTGACTTTGCCCTGAATCGCTTAACCTGCCACCTGCAAAGACACTGGCGAAAGTATGGCACGGAGGGCTATGTACTTCTCTTTGACTTTTCTAACTACTTCGCCAATGCACAGCACTGGCCGGTTAAGTTAGAGCTTGAAAAGAGAATCCACGACGACCGCACAAGAGCACTCGCAAACGAGTGCCTTGATAACTTCGGTCCTATCGGCTACGGCCTCGGCAGTCAAATCTCTCAGACCGCTGCGCTTGCTCTTCCAAACAGGCTTGACCACGTTATAAAAGAAGAGCTTGCTATTAAGGGCTACGCCAGATATATGGACGACGGTTACCTGATACATCACGATAAGGAGCACTTAAAACATTGTCTTGCTCGTATGAAAGAGGTCTGTCAGTCGCTTGGCATAATTCTGAATACGAAAAAGACTAAAATCGTACCGCTCAGCAGAGGCTTTAAGTTCCTGCAAGTACGATTCACCCTAACCGAGACCGGTAAGGTCTTGCGTAAAATGAGTTTTGAGTCCATTAGAAAAATGCGGCGCAAGCTCAAAAAGTTCAAGCGTTGGGTCCTCGAAGGCAGAACGGTAAGAATCAACGGCAAGTACGTACTCCGCAAGTTCTTGCTGAGTGATGTATGCAAAGCCTATGAGAGTTTTCGCGGACACATGAAACGCGGTAACAGTTTTCGAGCTGTCCAGAGAATGGACGAGTATTTTAGAAAGCTGTACGGTTTTCACCCGAATAATAAATCTAAATGGAGGGAAGCATTATGTACTTAATCGTTGATTCTAATAAAAGAGTCGTCGAGGTCTGCGAGCACCCGAGCTACGTAAGGCGTCAGGCAAACGGCGTTGTCATTCTTAGCGATAAGGAGCATGCCGACGCAATTTATTCTAATGACTCTAATACCTTCTGGGCGGTCGCGCCTATCGGGTATCTTTGTGAGAGTCATACACTTGTTGAGGTCGAGAGCGTACCTGCTGAGGTTGCTCCCGGCTTTTATTATTACCATGCAGGAGAGTTCTACACGACTGAGGCTGACCTGAACGCTTTGGCTGAAAGCAAAGCACCTTCTGCAGCAAGTATCGTCTTTGTTAAGATGGCTGAGTCCGGAGAGCTGGACGACGTGACTATCACTGAGCATGCCGAGCAGTTTTCGGCGTGGGTAACTGCCTTTGCGTATGCGGCAAATGCCATTTGCACTTACGGGGGCAAGATTTACCGCTGCTTGCAGGCGCACACTTCTCAGGAGGACTGGACGCCCGACGTGTCCACAAGCCTCTGGAAAGAGCTTGGCGACCCTGCTGCAGAGTGGCCTGAATGGTCCCAGCCCGTCGGTGCAGTTGACGCCTACACTCTCGGCGATAAGGTATCTCACAACGATAAACACTGGGTCAGCACTTGCGACGCTAATGTTTGGGAGCCCGGCGTATACGGCTGGGAGGAGGTAACTGAATGACGGTTTACCAATGGCTGTGCCTTTTAGGCGTGCCTGCCCTAATCGGCGCAGTATTCAAGTATCTCCACTCTCTTGTCAAGAAAAACGCGAGCGATACCGCAGCCGTTAAGGCCGGTATGCAGGCATTACTCAGGAGCCAGATGATAAGCGACTTCAATAAGTGGGAGGAACGCGGGTACGCTCCTATTTACGCCAGAGAGAATTTTGAAAACTGCTGGAAGCAGTACCACTCTCTCGGCGAGAACGGTGTTATGGACGACCTCCATAATAAGTTCTTAGAGCTGCCTGTCCAGCCGCCTGATGAGGCGTAAAAAGCGCGAATTTTCAAAAGTCATACTCGCCTGTGTAGGGGCCGTCACTCTCGTGGTGACGGTCTTTACTTTGGCGGTTGTTTGGAAAACCGGCGATACAACGCCGCTCGCTTATCTGATTCCTGCCGTATTCGCGGAACTCGCAACCGCGACCGGCTTTTACTACAGTAAGGCGAAAGCCGAAAACAGAATCAAGCTCCGTAAACAATACGGGCCTGAAATATATAACGACTCAAAGGAGGTCTAAAACATGTTTGACGCTACCATTATTATCGAGGCTGTTTTTGCTCTTATCGCTGCGGTGATTACCGCCATTGTGATTCCTTATATCAAGAGCAAGACTACCGCCCAGCAGCAGACCGAGATTGCGGGCTGGGTACAGATTGCCGTTGCCGCCGCCGAACAGATTTACGTCGGCTCCGGGCGCGGCGAAGAAAAGAAGGCGTACGTACTGGAATGGCTGGCAGCTCGCAATATCACCGTTGACGCTGATAAGCTCGACGCTATGATTGAGGCTGCCGTCTATGAACTGGGAAAGGAGTTTGCAGGCAATGAGTAATAGCCCTCTTGTAAGCTATACCAAAATCTCGCCTAATAAGACGAGCCCTCGTAAATCTGCCATTGATACTATCACGATTCACTGTGTCGTGGGTCAGTGCTCCGTTGAGACTCTGGGCAACGTATTCGCCCCGACTTCTCGTCAAGCGTCCTCTAACTACGGCGTCGGCGTTGACGGTCGTATCGGTATGTACTGCGAGGAAAAAGACCGCTCTTGGTGCTCCTCCAACGCGGCAAATGACCACCGCGCAATTACTATCGAGGTCGCGAGCGATACTACCCACCCCTACGCTGTAAATGACAGGGCCTATGCCGGAATGCTGGACCTCGTGACCGATATTTGCAAGCGCAACGGCATTAAAAAGCTCGTTTGGTCCGGCAATAAGACGGACCGCGTAAATCACAGAAACGGCTGTAATATGACCGTTCACCGCGACTACGCAAACAAGTCTTGTCCCGGCGATTATCTCTACTCCAGAATGTCCCAGATTGCCTCTGAGGTCAACAAAAGACTTGGGAGTATAAATACCAGTGCTGAGGCTGAAAAGCCCACCATGGGCGATTCTGGAGTCCTGTATCGCGTCCAGACGGGAGCCTTTAGTAAGAAGGCTAATGCAGATGCTATGCTGGCTCAGGTTAAGGCTAAGGGCTTTGACACTTATATGGTTAAAGTCGGTAAGCTCTATAAGATTCAGGTCGGCGCGTTCAGCCAGAAGTCTAACGCTATCTCTATGGCGTCTAAGCTGAAAGCTGCGGGCTTTAGTACCTATATCACGACTGAGCAGGGGCAGGCCGTCGCTGCGGAGAAGAAAACCGTTGAAGAGATTGCCCGCGAAGTGATTCAGGGCAAATGGGGAAACGGCGCAGACCGTAAAAAGCGGCTTGAAGCTGCCGGTTATAACTACGCCGAAGTACAGGCAAAAGTAAATAGTCTTCTTTAATTATAAAGGCCGAGGCTGTTCCTTTATGGGACGGTCTCGGCCTTTTTACTATTATCGGTAAGAACGCATAGGAAGTTCGCGAAATTGTCGCCAAATCCCGGCTGTTTAGCGCGCTCCCTTTTCTTACTAAACACGGTAAAATAATAATGTCAAGTGGAAATGCTTGACAAATAAAAAGAGCCCATGCTGCTGGAACAGCAAGAGCTCAGAAAGGAGGCCAATCATGGACGGCTATTACACCGCCTACGGATTCATGGGATTGGTAAACGGAGAGTACATGCTCTTCGCCAGCGATACCGAATACTATGAATACGTAACCGACGACTAACCTCGGCGCTCAAGAGCTCGGCCGGCTGCAAAGCCGGCTGAGTTCGAGAGTGTACTATATATTATATCACGAAAACCGTGAAAAGTAAACCCTGTTAGATGTGTTTACTAAAATCAGTAAAAGTCTGTGCGTTTCGTCGGCTTACAAAATCAGTAAAACACGACATAATAATAATAAATGTCAGCTGACAAATGCTGGAAAAACAAGGAGGCAAATCATTATGAAGATTTATGTTGTTCAGGTAACGCCTAAGCCCCTCCGCGATTATGTATGGAGAGACGAGGACTATACAGAATACGCTATATTCGAGGTCTCGGTATGAGTAAGCGTGTAGGGTCACAGAGTGACCAACCTTTTATAAAGCACTTCCGAGAGCTTACCCACCGCTTTTCACCGTGGGAGGTATGGAAAGACTTCGTCGTCATGTTCGCTTGTGCATTATCGAATCCGGTAGACAAATCTCATTATGAAGAACGCGAGGCGCTCTACCTGAAAACGATTCAGAAGTACAACGAGCAGGAGCGTAGCGTCTTTCCTCAGCTCACGGCTGATACGGTAATGGCTCTTGAGGAAAATCCCGAGCAGGACTTTCTCGGTGCTATCTTTATGAATCTCGGCCTCGGCAATGACGCAGGCGGCCAATTCTTCACACCATATCACGTCTGCGAACTTATGGCTAAAATCAGTATCGGCGAATTAGTGCCGCAAGTTGAAGAGCAAGGCTACATCACAATAAATGATTGCGCTTGCGGCGCCGGTGCTACTCTGATTGCCGGAATACATGAAGCGCGACGCAGACTTGAAAAGGTTGGCTTCAACTGGCAAAATCACGTACTCGTCGTAGCGCAGGACATTGACTACACTACCGCCTTGATGTGCTACATACAACTCTCGCTACTTGGCGCAGCGGCCTATATTAAAATAGGAAACACTTTGACCGAGCCCATGTGCTCAAATGATACGCTGGAGAATTATTGGTTTACGCCGATGTACTTCTCCAGCGTATGGACTGTCAGACGGCTTTTCAAGGGCAAGACGCTCTTATAAGCAATATAAAAATTTACAGGAGGTATTCTTCTATGGCAATTATCACGAAGAAAACAACAACAGATTTTAGCTGGGCGGATTTTGACCGCTCCGCTCTCAGAGTAGGAGACGAAATCTCTGAGGTACTTAAGAACGGCGAAGAGGTTACCTTTGTCGTTATGGACGAAGGCGTTATCGGCCTGAAAAACTGTTTGCGCGAAGAGCACCGCATGAACAACGATTGGACCAACAAGGGCGGCTGGGAAGCAACTGAAATGCGCCGCTATCTTAATGAAGAGGTCTTCGCTGTTCTTCCCGACGAGCTTCATGCGATTATCAAGCCTCGTACTCTTGGCAGCGGCGCACATACTTTTGAGGACAAGCTCTGGCTCTTCTCCGAGGTCGAAATCTTCGGCGAGCAGAACTGGACTGAAAAAGAGCCCGACCGCGGAATGCAATTTGAGTATTTTAAGAATCCTTCAAACCGCGTAAAACTCGACGCAGACGGCGACGCTACATGGTGGTGGGAGCGTACTCCTTATGGCAGCTACAGCACCAGCTTCTGCATTGTGGGCAGCGACGGCGGCGCCAGCTGCTACTTCGCCAGCAATTCAGGGGGCGTTTGCTTCGGCTTCTATATCTAATCTTGATTCTATGAATCCGCGGGGCCTCGTGCCCCGCGGAGAAAGGAGAAAACTCAATGGGTCTAAAAGACTTACGGCTTGCTAAGGGCTACACCTATCACGAGCTTGCCGCAGCGAGCGGCGTAAACTATCAGAAAATTTGGCAGATTGAGCATGGCGTTATTAAGCCTGAAAACATTGCGCTCAAAACTGCCATCAAGCTGGCTAAAGCCCTCGACTGTAGCCCCGAGGACTTGACTAAGCCAGACAAGGAGGAGAGCGCTAATGTATGACGGCTTACGTGCCGCGTTCGTTAAGAGGCTGACAGTAGACAGCCCTCATCACGACCGACGGCGCAAAGACTTCAATCAAGCAATCTTCGACGCAGAAAAGGGATTTGCGTGCTTTAACGGTACCGACCTTGATATGATTCTCGAGAAATTTGACCTCGCAGTCAAGGATTTTACTGAAACCGGTAAAGACGCATAGGAAGTTCGCGAAAAATCCGCAGAATCCCGGCTGTTTAGCGCGCTCCCTTTTCTTACTAAATACGGTAAAATATAATTGTCAGTTGGAAAACACTGGGAATTATAAAAGGAGGCAAATACAATGACGTATAAGAACACTCGTAATAATATGACCGCTGAACTGGTCGAGACTAAGGAGACCGTCGTTATTCTTCGCATGGAGGACGGCGACAAGGAAGTTAACCTCAACACTTTTAAGCGCTGGTGGAAACCTGTTGAAGAGACTGCCGAAGAGCCTAAGACTATGAAAATGTCTGACGTCGTAGGTAAGCTCGAAGGTCTGTTTGACATTCTGAATGCGACCTACTTCGGCGGCGAGCTGCCGAGACCGGTCATCACGGTACAGTCTACACCTAAGGCTTATGGCCATTGCTCTACTAAGAAGATTTGGAAATCTGAGAGCGAGGCTATGTATGAAATCAATATCGGCGCGGAGTTCCTCAATCGTCCTTCTGCCAACACCGCTGCGACGATGTGCCATGAGATGGTCCATTTGTACTGTCTCGTGAATGAAATCGCAGACACCTGTCAGAAGGGTCGCTACCACAACAAGACCTTCAAGGCTGAAGCTGAGGCAAGAGACCTTGAAATCGGTTACGACCGCACAGTTGGCTACTCCCATACGAATCCTACTGAGGCCTTTAAGAAAACTCTCGAAGACAACGGCTTTACCCTTGAGGTCCTCTTTGCGAGAGTAATGCCCGAGGCTAAAGCTAAGACTGAACGCGAAAAGCCTCATCGCTATATCTGCCCGCTTTGCGGTCAGGAGGTTAAGACTACTGCCGACCTGAGCATTATTTGCGGTCATTGCGAGGTTCCTATGGAAAGGAATGACTAATGCAAAATCCCTACTTCAATCAGAGCGGGTGCGCGGACCCTACCGCGTACCACGCTTTGAAAAACTTGAGCGACGAAGAGAAGAAGGTAAACTTTCTAATCAAGGTCCTTAAGTACATCATTCGCGAGAGCGGTTTTGAATTGCTTAACCGAATTGAGCTCCAAAA